TGTATGTTCAGTGTACTATATCGTTTCTTGAAAATCAACATTTATTTATCTTTGCAAATAAAAATGTTGACATATAATCTACTCGGTGGTATTATACGAGTGTAGATTTATATTCAACAAAGGAGGGGTGAGGATGACAAATACTGTGGAGTTTGAGATTGCACTGAAGCGTGTAGGTCTTACGAAGAAAAAGGTTGCACAAAGCCTTGGTATTTCTGAGATGGGACTATATCAGAAAGTCAACAACATCACGGAGTTCAAAGCAAGTGAAATCTCTAAACTGTACGAACTGTTGAATCTCAGCAACCTTGCTGAGCAACAGAAGATTTTTTTTTGCCCATTGAGTTGATTATAAATCAACAACAAACACAAAAGGGGGTGATACAAATGACCGAGGCGCAGGCTCGGCACATCTGGGAGGTACTCCTTGATGTGTCCGGGCAAAAGGACGTCATCGTCGAAGTGCGTCCTGCAACAGTAACGGAGGAGGAACGAAAGGAGGCGGCTGCGTGATGACTGGTAAGAAAATCATCGCTGGATGCTGCATCGCAGGTGCAGCGATCCTGCTCGCGGGAGCCTGCAGTCCTCAGCCCGGTGGACGGAACGCCGTCCTCGTGGAGGAGGTCTACATCGTCAAGAGCGGGGATACGCTCTGGGACATCGCGGAGACATATCTCCGCAAAAACACAGGTACTCGAAGATACATCCTCGAGTACAAGAGCGGCATCGAGGAGCTGAACCCGTGGCTCCTCGAACGCCACGGGATGATCTTCCCCGGCGATGAGATCAAGGTGACGTACTGGGTGAAAGGAGACGACACTGAGTGAAAGAGTATATGGACTGCCGCGGATGGCGGTATCGGCTGATGCAGGGGCTCGATGGCAGCTGGAAGGCACGCTATCGCAAGCCCGATGCACCGGGGAAGAAACGCCCCGACGACGTAGGATGGCACGGAGTATCCGCGCTCTCTTGGCGTAAGACGGCAGAGGAGGCCGAGCAAGACCTCGCGGAATACGCAAAGAAGAAGGCAATGCGCATCTATACGCACGAGTGAAAGGAGACACCGAATGGAGAGCAAGTGGTTTGTATCAAGCAACCCGATCGCAGGTGTCATGATGTATCAGGCGCAGCGAATCAAGGACACATCCGCCGTCGATCACAGCGGCAACCGTGAATATGCAGGAGATTTCTACGAGAACAAAGAAAAGGCGCAGGAAATCGTCGACAAGCTGAATGCGAAGGATGAAGTATGAGCCGCCCCGGGTGTGGGTGTCTCACCTGCACGGCTGCAATATGCGATGGTTGTCCGAGCATTCCGTGTACACGGGAGGAGCGTGCGCTATTAAGGATGGCTCTTCCAAAAGCATATAAAGAAAAAAACCCACAACAGCCGAAGCCGATGCGGGAAACAAGAAAGACTTACAGTTAAAGTATAACACAACTCAAGGAGGATTTACAACATGACAATCACCATCAATCTTACGGAGCAGGATGTCGCACAGGCGTCCAAGTCACTCATCGGACTGATCCAGTCCTGCGCTGAGATCGACCTGCCTGATACGCCGCACACGGCAACAACGGGTGGCAGCATCATCGTCCCCGAGAAGGTCTACAAGGACGAGCCTGTTCCCGTAAAGCCCGCGCCCAAGGAAAAACCGAAGTCCGAGCCCGCGGCTCCTCCGCAGGCGGAACTCATTGCGCCCGAGCCGCCTGCGGAGGAGGATTCCAAGCCCGACGAAACGACCGTCGACTATGCAGAGTTGCGCAAAAACCTAAAGGCGGAGTGCGCCGCGATCGCTCGTACGGGCAAATCCGCGGGACTCAAGCAGCTCCTCGTGGCTTACGGCGTTGAGAAACTCAGCGAACTCCCGGACGATAAGCTCGAGGAGTTCCGCACTGCCGCAAAGGCGCTCTGATGGCACACGCAGTTCTAAGCGCATCGGGGAGTAAACGGTGGCTGTCTTGCCCGCCATCTGCTCGCCTTGAACGGAAGTTTCCGGACAAGGCGGGCGAAGCTGCGCAGGAGGGGACGCTCGCCCACGCACTCGCAGAGGCGCGGATCCGACACTGGCTCGGTGAGATATCCGAGAACGGTCTGACACTCCTTATTGACAGCATCCGACATGATGCGCTCTACTCCCCCGAGATGGGTGAGTACGTCCAAGAGTATGTTGATCGGTGCATTGAGAAGATCAACGCGGCGCAGGGTGTCGCGCTTGTCGAAGAGCGATTAGATTTTAGCCGCTGGGTACGGAACGGTTTCGGGACAGGCGACATGGTCATCATCGGCGACGGCGTTCTCGAGATCGTTGACCTGAAGTACGGCAAGGGCGTCCCGGTCTCCGCTGAGGGCAACACACAGATGCAGCTCTACGCACTCGGCGCGATCGAGCAGTACGGCTACATCTACGATTTTGACCACGTCCGCATGTCCATCTTCCAACCGCGCAACGGGGGACTCTCAACGCAGCTCATGTCCGTGGAGGAGCTCCTTGCATGGGGGGAGAGCATCAAGCCGATCGCGGAGCTTGCCTACGAGGGCAAAGGAGATTTCAAGGCGGGCGATCACTGCAGGTTCTGCCGTGCGGCCGCACAGTGCAAGGCTCTGTCGGAGTACAACATGGAGATCGCAAAACTCGAGTTCCGGGACGCCGACCTCCTCACGGATGACGAAGTGTCGTTTGTGCTGGAACGTATCGACGGACTCGTGCGGTACGCCGAGAAGGTAAAGGCTTTCGCTCTCAAGGAGGCACTCAAGGGGCATCGATGGCCGGGCTTTAAGATCGTCGTGGGGCGCAGCAATCGCAAGATCACCGACACAGCGAAAGCCGTCAAGCTTCTGCGGGGGGCGGGGTATGCTGATGATGTGATCTACAAGCCCTTGGAGATGCAGACTATCACCGACCTCGAGAAAACCATTACAAAGAAGAAATTCGGCGAGATCCTCGGGAGCGTCGTCGAGAAGCCGCCGGGCAAGCCAACGCTTGTGCCGGAGGATGATAAACGACCGGAATATGATCTGGTGCAGTCAGAATTTGAAGTTATGGAGGAAAAAGATCAATGAGCAGAATCGTTATTAAGAATATCCGTCTCTCGTACGCGAACATCTGGGAGCCGAAGCCGATGCAGGGCGATACGAATGGAAAGATGCGCTACAGCGCGTCGCTCCTCATCAGCAAGGACGACACGAAGACGATCAAGGCGATCAACCGGGCAATCGAAGAGGCAAAGGTCGAAGGCAAGGCAAAGCTCGCCAACAAGAACGGAGTTATCCCAAAGAACATCAAGCTCCCGCTGCGTGACGGTGATGAGGATCGCCCGGATGATGATGCGTACGCCGGATGCTATTTCCTCAACGCGAACGCAAGCGCAGATCACCCGCCGAAGATCGTCGATCGGCGCGTCGAGCCCGTAATGGATCGTGCGGAGGTGTACTCCGGATGCTACGCTAACGTATCGGTCACGTTCTTCGCGTTCAACACGCAGGGAAATGTCGGCATCGGCTGCGGCCTCGGCAACATCCAGAAGGTGCGCGACGGCGATCACCTGACGGGCGAACGCTCTGCCGACGAGGACTTCGAGGATCTCGGCGGGGATGATGACGACGATTTCCTCAGCTGATCGATAGAGCGGAGCCCGTGCGGAATATCCGTACGGGCTCTTAGAGGTATTCAGATGATACTATCCATTGACATAGAGACTTACAGCGATCTCGACATTAAGAAGGTCGGAGGGTACAAATACGCCGAGAACTGTGAGGTGATGCTCTTCGCGTATGCATGGGACGATGCACCCGTGCAGATCGTAGACTTCACAGCGGGCGAAGAGCTCCCTGCGGGCGTTATCGCAGCACTCACGGATAACGAGGTCATGAAATGCGCCTATAACGCGCAGTTCGAACGCACGGTGCTCAGTCATTTCCTACACCGGCGTAGCCCTGACGCGCCGTTTCAGTTCCTCGACCCCGTCGGCTGGTCATGCACGATGGTACATGCACTGACGCTGGGGCTTCCAGGAGGACTTGAGGGCGTATCAAAGGCACTGCGTCTTGCAGACGATAAGGCAAAAATGAGTGTCGGCAAACAGCTGATCACGTATTTCTGTAAGCCGTGCAAGCCGACAAAGGTCAACGGCGGACGCGAAAGGAACCTGCCGAAACACGCGCCGGAGAAATGGGCGACGTTTAAGGAGTACTGCGTGCGCGACGTTGTGGCCGAACGAGAGATCCGCCATCGGCTCTCAGGCTTTCCCGTACGGAGCGAAGAGCAGCGCCTGTGGGAGCTCGACCAGCGTATCAACGATCGCGGCGTCAGCATCGATGCACGGCTCGTGTCCGAAGCGATTGCGTTTGATGCAGATTTCAAAGGGCGCGTCGTTGCGCACGCCAAGGCTCTCACAGGACTGGCGAATCCCGCGAGCGGCGAACAGCTCAAACGGTGGATCGAGAGGGAGGAGGGCTTTTTCCCGACATCGATCACCAAGGACAACCTGCCGGAGCTCATGACACAGGTACAAAAGCCCGAGGTCAAAGAGATGCTGAAGCTCAAACAGCTCATGTCCAAGACCTCGGTCAAAAAGTATGAAGCGATGAGCCGCGCCCGATGTGCCGACGGCCGCGTACATGGACTGCTCCAGTTTTACGGAGCCAATCGGACGGGGCGCTGGGCAGGGCGGCTCGTACAGGTGCAAAACCTGCCGCGCAACTCCATGGCAGAGCTTGACGATGCGCGAGAGCTCCTGCGCAGCGGAGATACGGAGGCGATCGAGATGATCTATGCGCATCCGCTCGATGTCCTCTCTCAGCTCATCCGTACAGCGTTTATACCGCGTCATGGATACCGCTTTATGGTCGCGGATTTCTCGGCGATCGAGGCACGCGTCATCGCATGGCTCGCCAAGGAAAAATGGCGCATGGACGTTTTCGCCAAAGGCGGGGACATCTACTGTGCATCGGCATCCAAGATGTTCGGCGTCCCTGTCGAAAAGCACGGCATCAATGGGCATCTGCGGCAGAAAGGTAAGATCGCAGAACTCGCGCTCGGGTATCAGGGCAGCATCGGCGCACTCAAAGCGATGGGCGCGGATAAGCTCGGACTGAGCGATGAGGAGCTGCTGAAGATCGTTGACAGCTGGCGCAGGGCGAGCCCGCACATCAAGCAACTCTGGTATGACGTGGATGCGGCCGCCCTCGAGGCAGTCCGTGAGCGCAGGGCGGTGACACTGCATCACGGTGTCGCGTTCTCAACCCGTAAGGGCATCCTGTTCCTTCGGCTTCCGTCGGGACGCAGGCTTGCCTATGTGCGACCGATGACTGAGATCGAGCCCGCGTTTAACCGTGAGGGGATTACCTACGAAGGAGCGGAGCAGACTACGGGCAAGTGGGCACGCCTGCGCACCTACGGCGGCAAACTCGTCGAGAACATCGTCCAGGCAATCGCGCGGGACTGTCTCGCCGTTGCCATGACGCGGCTTGAGGCGGCAGGGTATCAGATTGTGATGCACATCCACGATGAGGCCGTGATCGAGTGCCCCGTCGATGCGTGCGATCTGACGGACGTATGCCGGATTATGGGGCAGCCGATTGACTGGGCGCCGGGATTGCTCCTGACCGCCGACGGGTACATTACAGACTACTACAAGAAAGACTAGGAGGACTTACAAATGATTAAACCACAGATGAATCAGCAGCTGAAAGTGCTGAAAGAGCTGGATGACCTGATCGCACGCTCGGACGCAGAGGGCAAGACAGGCACGGCATCCGCCGAGGATGTGGATCACCTGCGCGCATACGCTTCCGATATGCGGCGTGCGTGCAACGCTGCGATCGCGCTTGAGACGGCGCTGACGCCTCCGAAAGCAGAGAAGAAAGCGGAGCCCGCAGCAGAAGAGAAGCCCACAAAAAGGAAGTCCCGTGCAAAGAAGGATGAACCGAAAGCGGAAACCCCGCCTGCGGATGCTCCTGCGCCGGAGACTGCCGAGGCTGAGGACGACGATCTCAGCTTCCTCGACTGAGAGGTGGCGTATGCAGATCGCACAAGTTACAATCCCTCAGATGTTCGCGTCATACGCTGCGACATCTGAGGACTACACTCCTGACGAGCTGATTTTTCGCTGTATGCACTGCCGGCATGATTTCAAGATTCCTGCACCGCGCGGCGGTATGAGCGCACCCGTATTTATCAACTGCCCACACTGCAAGATGCTCATATGCTACGGGATCAGCAACGAGGACAACATCTGGGCGCGTTACGATAAGGTCGCCCCGGCCACAATGCACCTATATCTCTACGAGTTCAAGGATTTCGTCAAGCTGCTCGTGTGTGGCAAGGGGCTGTCTCCTGCTCCGCGCGGATCGGTATCATATTGGCGGGAAGTCTCATACAAAGAGGAGTTTCGTTTTGACACGCAGCGTAGAAAAACGACGTGGAAACAGAGCATCGGGGAGTCCCACCTGCAGCGGGAACTCTGCGCCCCAAAGGAGCTCGTCGGACTCGGACAAGAATCGATGCTCCGGTATCTCTTCTCGCATTACAGCATCGCAAAGCAGAAGTCCGAGGTGTTGGCCCTCCTGCGGATACTCCGCGAGACCGTCCGTGAAAAACTGGAGCGGCGCGTCGGGCATAAAGTGTCATCGTTCTTTTGTCCGGCGGGGAGCTCTGCCGGCTGGCTGCTCCTCCCGATCGGGAACATCGCCTATCGGATGGTGTTCAAGGATGCGTCGAACCTGCCGAAGGATCTGCGAAAGCTCAACACCACCGAGGGGGGAATCGCTGTCGCACGGCTTGGCCGCTTCCCCGACAATACGGAGCTTGCCGTCATCCGACGAGCAAAAGACACCGTCGCAGGACTGATCGTCACCGCCCATCTCCCGGATACGCGCTCTGTGCGCCGCGCACTCACAAAGGATGCGTTCTGCCTGCAGCGTCTTGTGTTCCTGCATCAGCTCTTCGAGCGATCCGATCTTGCGATGCAGGCGTTCCCCTTGTTCGGGAACTACGAGGGAGAGGCGCAGGCTGCCTATCCTCTTAATGTCACGCTGCTGCGGCTCAAGGAATTTTATACGGGCGCAGAGATTCTTCGATTCCTGCGCCGATCACCTGATTATGTTGTGAGAGATACGCTGCGGATGCTTGGCCTTCTGGGCAGTGCATCTTACGCCGAGCTCCAACAGCATCCGCCGAAAATCCGTGACCTGCACGATGCGCTCGTTGCGCTCCGCCATAAGGAGGAGCATCCGGACTACGCATTTGACAACGAGACCGCTCCGATTCGGCGGCGTCTCGCGATGCAGCAGGATCGCATACAGTTTTTCCTGCCGGAGTGCTCCCGCGTGCTCTATGACGCAGGAAAGACCCTGCACAACTGCGTCGGTTCCTACGCGCAGAAGGTACGTAAGGGAGAGACGCACATCGTCCTTATGTCGGATGATCGGGGCAAGCTGGTCGCGTGCATCGAGGTCGCAGACAGCGCGATCAAGCAGGCAAAACTCGACCGCAACCAGCCCGTCAGCAAAAGGCCGGAGGTCAACGCTGAGATTATCGCATGGGCGGATCAGGTCGGCATCACATACGGCCGCTGCGAGGATATAGACGCACGACCGCAGGTGACAGCGGACGCAATGACTGCATAGGAGGGGACAGCATGGGTGGATCCTCATGAGCAACAAGACAGATACCATCCCCGCGTTTTCGCACGACGCGCGCCTTACGGTTGCCATCGGACGCTCCCGGATGGATAAGCACTGGAAGAACAAAGAAATCATGTGGTCTGACTTTGTCCGCCGTCTCAGCGAGACGCAGCGGACGAGCGAGACCATCGCCGAATACAAGAAGCTCCCCAAGACAGAGCAGAGCCGCATCAAGGATGTGGGCGGCTTCGTCGGCGGAATGCTCAGGGGCGGACGCCGGACAGCGGAGTCCGTTGTAAGCCGACAACTCCTGACGCTCGACGCGGACTTTGCGCAGCCGGACTTTTGGGACCTTGTGATGTTCACACTCGAAAGCCCTGCGGCAGTGATCTACAGTACGCATAAGCACACGCCCGAAAAGCCGCGTCTGCGCCTTGTCCTGCCGCTCAGCCGCCCGGTGTCGCCGGATGAGTACCAGGCAATCGCGCGGCGTGTTGCAGCGGACA